ACGATTGAGACCAGTTTTTCTGATCTCCGTCTCCAGTTCCCTTCTTCGTGGCGAAAGTGGTTTAATATAGCCGCTCTCTCCCATCAACGCCGCGCTTGAATCATTAACCTAGTCCTTCCATTGAGAGATCCATGACTATCAATGTCACTTCACCCGTCACTGGCTCAGCCCAAACGGGTCTCACGACTCCGGGATATACCCTTGTCTCGGATACGCCCCCGAACGCACAGTCGAAGCAATGGGCTGTGACCGGTCTTACCGGTACCCAGACCAATGTGGATGTGCACTCGGCGTCCAAACCGTTCACCATTACTGTGTCTCGGCCTGCCAACATTCGTGTTGCGCAGCTCCCGAACCCAGTGACTGGTGTCATCGGTAACGTTCCTCGGAATGTCTATACTGTGAAGGTCCGTAAGGGCCTCACCCCGGCAACGGGGCAGAACCCCCAGATCTCGGTCTTCGGCGTCGACTTCTCAGTCGTCGCCGGTGCCGACCTGGTGGATGCAGAAGACATTCGAGCGGCCGTCAGCCTCCTTATCGGGGCGCTGAACCAGCAGTCTGCTGGTATCGGCGATACGCTTGTTTCGGCTTTGCTGTGATCTTCTGATCGCAGTTTTACCCGGAATTTTGCGTTATCTGACAAAAACACGAGTCGCGATGGCCCGGCGCAAGCCGGGCAAGCCTAGGTTTACTAGGCGGCGGGGGGATTCCCCTCGTTAGTTCGCGGTTGCACTGTCGTGAGACAGCGCTCGTGTTCGCTCTGAGGAAAGTGCTCCATGGACGTATCGTCCGTTGCTCTTTTGTCCTACTTGTGTGAAGACCTCAGGGAAGCTAGTCCAGGCCTGTCCTTTGATGGGCCTGATTCTGATTATTTCCCTGGTGCGACTGCCCAGGAGGTCGCTTGTTTGCGCTTAAGGCACTCCATCTTCAAAAAATTGAATGATGAAGTTTCCGAACACGCAGATGCGCGATGCCTGGAAAAGTTCCTTAAATCTAACAATAGATGCAAGGAATGGCAGTTAGATTGCAGATCGTCCGCAGATGAAGAACTCATCGGCACTTTTCAACAGTGCATTGACAACTTCTTTTATGCGGATGGCGAACCTTTGGTTCGTTCCTACTTCGACTTTATGAACCGAGGTAGGTGCGGACCTGGGGCAAGCCTGGGTGCGAACGGGGTCGACTTCTATACGAAGTTGTTCTCGTCCCAATTAACTGCAACGTCTCCACAGATATACAACGTGTATATCGAGTATATCCGTTGGTTTCCCGATTGGTGCGACGGCGAATTAAATCGCCTTGTCGCATTCGGGTTGCCTCGGTATACTTCTTGTAGTAACCTGTCTTTCGTGCGCAAGACACGCGACATATCTCGATCGATTTGTACCGAACCCTCGCTGAATATGTTTATGCAGCTTGGGCTTGGCGAAATCATCAGTGAGCGCTTGATTAGATTCTTCGGAATCGACATCAAATCTCAGTCTGAGCAAAATCGAGACCTCGCTCGGAGAGGTTCGTTGGATGGTAGTTTCGCTACCATCGATCTCGAATCGGCCTCCGACTCCGTGAGCGTGAGGATGGCGGATACCTTTTTTCCTGAGTATCTGAAGGAGATACTCGCAGATCTAAGGACACCGACAACTCGCGTAAACGGGGAAGAGATACCGCTTTGGATGGTTTCTACTATGGGGAATGGTTTCACCTTTCCCCTGCAGACTGCCATCTTTGCGTGTGTCGTTGCTTCGTGTCTGAAGCGTCGCGGGGTTCCTATCCTGCGATGTGACAGGCCTCGGCCAACTTGGGGCGTTTTTGGTGACGATATCATCTGCCCTACAGAAGTAGTGCGTGATGTTTACCGCCTCCTTGAGCTCCTCGGGTTTGTCGTAAATCGGAGTAAGTCCTACACAGTAGGACCGTTCCGTGAGAGTTGTGGCGCTGACTACTATAAAGGTGTCAACGTTCGAGGGGTGTACGCAAAGTCACTCCTCTCCCAGCAATCGCGGTATGTGTTAATTAATCTCCTAAATGAGTGGTCCGCTCGTCATAACATCCCGTTACGGCGTTCGGTTGGGTATCTATGCGACTCAGTCCGGCTCTTGGCAGTGCCGGCTTGGGAGAACATAGACTCAGGCATTCGGTCTCCGATTCCTTTTGGTCGCTGCTGGCACCGTGGTAAGCAACGGTATCTTTACCGTTGTTATTACCCGGTGACAGGCTCCCTCAAGGTCTTAGATGACCGCATCTCGACGGTGCGACGACCTGGCAACAGGTCCAAGCAACGTTTCTTTAATCCTTCGGGATTAAAGTTCTCATTTCTTGGAGGACACGTACGAAATATGTCGATCCCGCTCTCCCTTAAACAAGGAGAACGGCCAACATATCGCACGAGGTTGAAGGTCTCGCCCTTTTGGGGCCCTTCGGCCGAACAGCTATCAAT